TTGATAACATCCACAGCGGTGTACAACAGCTGTGATGAGCACGACCCGTCCCAATTGGAATAGTCTCCTGCGACTACTCTATCTCCGTTTTTGGTGAGATATCTGGCAGCTAAGTTCCAATCTTCCGCATAACAGTTGGTTCCAACCAAACTTTCGTTCAGTATCCTTCCTTCTGCTTGCGCTGCGACAAATGCACCGAAGTACATCCTGCATGCGATAGTGAAATCGATCGGTGATCCTGAGAACACTCGCGTCTTTCCCTGATTCGCTTTTTCTATTGGTCGCGTTTCGTCTTTGAGCAAGTCCATCCAGAGGGTGGGATATCGGCGGCCAGTTAAGGCAAACTCAATCCTTTTCTCTACATGGTATCGTAGTTCTTCTGATATTGTTCCTTCGTCCAAGTCGATCCAAGTCTTTTTTCCGGCCATCCTGGGTTCTTTAATTAGAGCCCAAGGGAATCCTGGGGATGTTGATGTCGTCAGTGAGCCAAAATATGCGTCACCCTCAACTCCTCTTACTGCTTCATCTACTGAATAGATTAGCCTAAGTCGAGTCTTTGGGGTAGCATTGATGTAAACTCTGGCTACGTCCTCTGAGCAGATGCCCATGAGTTCTTCCGTAATCGGTGTCAGTACTTTGCCACACTTCTTCAATCCTTCCATTAGGGGGTCCCAAAGGATTTCTTGTTCTGTGCCGCGATGCATGACGAATGGTCTGAGGTATGCGGGTTTCTTCTGTGTTTCCATAAGACAACCTGAGATAGAAGTTTCTCTCAAAGTTGAATTTCCTGCTGCACTGACTGGGAATGGCAATTTCCCCAACGACATGAAGGCTCCCTCCGGAGAGTTTGCCTTCACTACGTTAACCAATTCGAGTGGAGGATAGCATTGAGACTGCCATCCAACTTGGTCCATCAGTTTATCGATTTTCTCTTTGTATAAACAAATAGAAAACCCATATCCTGGTGATCCTGCTACGTGCATTCCAACGATCTTTTTGTCGAATGAGCTATCTGTCAAAACCAAAATACTGCCACAGTCGCCTGCTTTAGTTTCTGCTTTGTACATATATCCCTTTCGACAGTTGTATGATGTTCCTTCAGAGTCCTGGTAGGTTGCGTCTTCTGGTTGTATTTCAAGGTTCTGCATGTTATACGATACGAAATCACCTCTGCAAGCATCGATGATTCCGCAAAGTTGCGCTTTTCGTCCGTTGATCCGTGGTAAGTCCTGTGCCGTTACAAAGTGATTAGAAATGTCCGGGTAATTTGGACACTCTCGAGGGAAGACCATAAGGAATAAATCCTCCATTTCTCCCCTGAGCGTGTTCGCATCAATGAATTTGCATTTGTCGATTGTCGTGATGAAATATGGGCGACCGTCCAAAAACCTACAATGGATTTCATTTCCCTTGTAAGCATTTTTCCAGTGCTTGTAAATCAGAGCACAGTTCCCTTTGATAAAAAGTCCCTTAGCGATCTCAGCTCCATCCGGGTTGGTTAGGATGAATTGGTTCTTGTACAACTTCTTGGAAATGACTTCCCATGCATTGTTGTCCAAAAGACCTTCTGGATTCACTTTAGCATCTGCATAGATACTTTTCATCGCCTCGAAGTAGCTGGTAGCCTTCGGGTTTCCTGATTCGATCTTGTAGAGCGGTTGTCGTGCGTCTTTCTGAGTGAATGATTCCGGCGTCTTTGCCTTGAGGGCTGCAACATTGGCTTTAAATTCGTGGAGAGATTCGGCGGGGTAATCCTCCTCCTCTAATCCTGCGATGAGCCGTTCCAGTACACTGATGTCCTCTGGTAATCCTTCACTTTCGAAAGCGTTCTGCCTGATAATAGACTCTTTCATTTTCCTTGCGGAATCCAGAGAGAATTTCAAGCTGTACATGATTTCATCTGTACACGCTCCTTCCAGTTGTTCAATTGATTTCTCCAATTTCCTGATTTGAACATCGAATCCGTGAACGCATTTCTGCAATTCTTCCTTAGATTCAACCTTCAAAACAGGTTTCCGTGCGTCCTTAGTCGTGAAGGATTCAATTCCCACTTTCGTGAGCTTTGGATCCTTCTGAGTGAATGATTCTGCAAGCTTTGGTAGGTGATAGCGTTTGCTGGTCTGTTTTCCTTCGCCGATTAGCTGTCCATAAATGGTGTCATAGCTGGCTCCGGTTTTGGTGAATTCTTCCTTCCATAAATCGTGATATCTCTTTTCATGGTTCAAGACCTCTTCATTGTCGAAAGTGTTTGCTCGGAATGCTGGATGTGTATCCAATGCTCCGTGCAAAATTTCATGAACAGTTCCTGGTCCACATAATCCGTCATATTTCCTGCGGAGATACTCCAAAATATGGAAGTTCTTTTCAATGTAAGTCGTGTCGAATATTATCCTCCGGAGAGTCCAATAATCGAATCGATTCACAAATCCAACTGATGAGAAAATGTGTTTGGCTAGTTGATAAGGTCCTTCTCCGTAAAAGTTTTGCCTTTTACAGTAAGGACAGTCCTTGCGGTCGAGTTTTGCTTTGAAAACCATCGGCATAGATGATTTCAAAAGAGATTCTGGTTCATAATCCGGTGAAAATTGGTGAGAGCTACTTCCAAAGAAATAACCCTTTCCAATTGAAAACAGAGCTGACATAGTTGTAATGAGCGTACTCAATATTCCCCATGCAGCTATACTACTAAGAATGGTAATCAAAATCATGAGTTTAGGATAGTTCCCAAACCACTCGGTCAATTTGAATGAAATGTCGAACCAATGATATCTGATCTTCTCCCAGAACGTGTCACCTTTGAAAAGCGTAAGCAATTCTTTTTCTTCTTCCATGAGGAAGATAGGTGTTTGATTCAGTTCTTTGATGTCATGGGGTATGAGTTCTCCTCGCGCAAGCGCTAGAGCCATACTGTCCCCAAAACACTCTTTGAGTTCTCTGGTACATCCATTGGCTGAACACTTCGATGTTGTTTGGTTGAAAATTCGTGATAATCGGATGGTCGCTTTTCGGTTGATTGGCTTATACGTATCCATGAAAGCTGCTGCTCCCTTGTTTACATAGAAGTCAATGAGGTCGGCATTCTTTGTATCCAGTTTCTTCTCCTTCAAATAAACTCCATAGTAACTGTACTTTAAAGCACGAGCTACTGCGTGTTTATCGATGGATGTCGGTAAATTCTTGGTGTTCCAGTTCGTTTTCCAAAGTTGGTAAACAAACATTGTCGGATTGGAAAAAGCGGCATAGCTATGTCCCAAAGCTGCTAGTTTGTTCATAATCGGATATTTCAAAATTGCGGCGGTTCCTTGCATTTCCCCAGCGTCGTTGAGTTGCTTCTCAAATACAGAAGGGAAGACTGCAGGTCCCATGTGTGCGTTGATTTGTTCAGTAAACAAGTTAACAATTTCCCGATCAGCGTCATTGCTCATTTCTGGCATACGCTGAGCTGGTAACTGTTCCCTCAAATACATGGTAAAGAGTTGTCCCATGGCGGTCGTAAAGTCAATGTCCTTGATAAATCCTTCTTGTCCTGATGATACATCTTCCAAACATGTGTTCAACAAATGATCGTATTTAGTGAACAAGTGGTAACTTTCGTCACCAACATATTTTGCATGTTTAAAAGTGGTGGCACGCAACTCACGCTGCAACTCCTGCAAAACCTCATAAAAGGCTGCAGATGGCGCAATGTGCTTTGTAAGCCACAATTGTGTGCGGTATTCCAGTTCGGCTTCCAGTTCGTCTTCAGGTCGGTCATCCTTGGGAACATACATTGGTTCGGCTTTTGGCTTCTTCAATGCAACTTTCCCATGGGTCGGTATTACTTTTGTTGATCCATTGTTCGTGATTGTCCATCTCGGTGCGGGTTGGTCATCGTTTTGCGGTTTCCAGTTCGTGGTCTTTGCATCCTTCATATCCTCTTCGATCATATCTCCCAACGTTCCTTTCGCAAGGGCGTCGTAGATTTCATCAAGTCCGTGTTTGGTATAGTTGTTCAATTCGTTTAACAGTCTTTCTCCTCGGTGCATACGTGCTTCGTAGTGGAATTTTACAAAATCGGTAAATTCCTGCCAATCCATGTCGGCTTCTCCTTCTACGTGAAACACATAACAACGGGGATCGAACTGAGATCCACATTTGGTTACGTCAAGCATTGTGATGTCTCCGGTTTGCGTTGATTTGACCTTTGAGTATTCTGGTTTAACGTCAACTTCTGCTACTATATCCATGCGCCTATGAAATGCTTCTGGGAAAGTAAGGGACTCGATTCGCGGTATACGCGAGTTACTAGTCAACAAAACACACCTGGGGTGCATAAATGTCTTTCCTTTCTCTTCCAGAGAAGCCATATGTGCCGGATACGGTACGATGTTCGCTAATCTGATGATCTCAAACAGTTCTGGATTGGGGTTAGCTGATGAATCACGCTGCTGTGCAAAATCGTCATAGCAAAGGAACGGTTGGTCATTTCTGGCCCCGTCCCAATACTCGGTTTCTGCGCAACGCATGTAAATCAACTTACTCCAATCTTCTGGGTTGAAGTCCGGGTCGTGTTTTGCCAATTCAATAAAGAATGGCACTGTCAATCCAGATTTTCCCTTACCTGATGTTCCATGAAGGTACACCATTAAAGGTTCCATCCTTGGTCCTGCAGCAAATCCTAAATGTGAGAGTTTGTTGTTGAGTGCGGTGATCTGTGACTGTACGGAACCTACATATTGAATTACTTCGCGTTCAGCTCGCATTGTGTTAAGATTCTTCAGCAATTGATTGCCTCGAACATAACAGTCGCGAACTTCGTCGGAATATTTCGATGTGTAGGTGGCTTCAGTCATTTTCCTGGTCAAAATTTCGTTTGCGTCTTTAACCCATTGGTCACTTTCTGAGACCAGGCCATTATCAAATGGACTTGGATATCCTAAGGAATCACAGCATGTAGATACTGCGACCTTCAATCCTGTCTGAACATATTTGATAATGTCATTCGCTCCCTTGATTGCTTTAGGGAACAAGTCAATTCTGCGTAAGATTGAATCGAAATCGCCTTTGCCGGGTATCTTTTTCAAGATGACACCAACAAAAAGCGAAATCAAAACCGTCGTTACTTTAAAAATGTCGTCGAATGGTCCTTGCGCTCGCCAGCCTCCTGTAAAGAAGGCCAAGAACGACTTGAGATGCGGTAAAATTTCCATAATCTGTGTTCCGGCCCACTGAATGATGCTTGAAACATCAACATATTGTCCAATGAAAAGAGCAAATCCTGCTACTTTAACTGTGATGCTGGCCTCGCTGAAAACAATAGTAATCAACGGGATCAGATTCACAATGAAAGACATTATTTGGTCTGCACTAGGAATATGAGTGGGTATATCTGCAACAAATTGCATGAGAGCTGTTGTGATCTTATTAACCTTTTCGGTTACTTGGTTCACACCAGCTGCCACGGATGTAACAGATTCTGTGACAGTATCAAATTTGTCTTTGATAAACTGCACAGCCGGTTCCGTTCGTTTGGTTATGTCATTAGCTGCGTGGTTGTACGCACGTTTAATGGGATTCCATGATGCCTGTTCTTGTGCCTGTGCTACTTGAGCCACAGGATCTCCTGATGGTGGTTGACCAAATACATGATCGCCCATTCTAAGTGGCATCTGGGGTTTCCAAACGTGTGTGCAATGTCTGCTAAAGCACATTGGTTGGTCATTAGTCGGTCCTTGAGGTGTCCATGATTTGAGAACATTTTTCTGGTCTTCAGTGAGAGGTCTTAACGGGGTCTCAACTAAAGGGTGTTCCATAAAATGTTCGCCATCGTTGTTTTGAATGGCGTCGGCAGGTAACTTCTCTTTCTTAAAATCAAAGAGAACAGCACCGCAAATGCAAGCAAAGCAGTTCTGTTTTCTCGAATATTTCTGAAAGAAATGTTCACTTTCTCCGCAATTTTCACAGGGTAAAAGCTGTTCGGTACCATATACGCAAGCTTTGCATATACGACACCAAGCAACATGAACTCTGATGGTCTCGTTTTCCATAGTTCGTTCGTGGATCGGTTGTACATGTTTTACCTGGGTTGTTGGGCCCTGAGGTATCCATGCACGTTTTTCGTCAAATCCTAGTTGTCGTTTGATTTGACCAAAAAGGCACTTCCTGCATCTTCCAAAATCTCGCAAAGTATTAGTAACTTCGCGACAAATTGGACATACCAAAAGTGTCTTTTTGTCTCTGTTTTCATTGTAAGGACACGAGTTGAATTTGTGTGCCTTACCGCAGAATCGCAAATGCGCTTTCATTGAAACGGATGGAATTTTTCTTGATGAGAATTGTTCGTTTTGAGAGCTCAAAGTGATCGTTTCGTAAGTTGTAGCCATCGTGACAGAAAAAGGATTTTGCCGCTTCTAACGACTAATGTGACATTCTGTGAATTTCACGTACACTTGAATGAGAAAGTGTGTACGCTATCCCTTTAACTCGGGGACATGGTTTATAACTGTTTCGACTTTTAGAAGATAGTCGGACAATACTCAAAGAACATATTAGAGTACTGATATTTTTGGCGAACTAACCCCAGTTATAAAACACGCGATTGAAATGATATTTCCCTATTGACACATGTACACTACTAAGACGAGCTTGTTTTCCTGAATATCGGGTAATGTCGCTAAACATCAAGGCCGATAAGCGAAAGTCAGACGAAAGATATAAATACCTAACGAGAAAAATAGAACCCACTGCACAATGGTCGTTCTATAGAACACTTTCTTCAAAAAACTGAGGCGTCAACTCCTCACTCTAGAATCTTTTCATAATACACTATCTCCAACGAAAACCATAAAGGCGAGTCGTTCCAAAGAATAGAACAACAAGTCTCAATTAACCATTTGAGCACGGAATCAGTCATACAAAGAAGAAGAACAAATACATAATTTTTATTACATTTTTAAAATTTTTCTATAAAAACATTCATACATACACAAACTACTCTAATAAAAGGTCTTCACAAAATAAAATATAATCCTAGTCAAGTTGCGTCGAATTATATCGCAAATGTAAAGTAAAGTAAAATAAATTAAAATAAAATAAATTTGGTTGTTGGTGGTGGTGTTTTTGTATAAGTTTAACATCTAATACAGATGGGCGTATTTACACTTCGCTTGTGGGCGTTATTACTGTTCGCTTCAGAATTTTAACATCTTTATTGATGGGCGTTATTGGTTCTCAGTTCGCATCTGAGTCAAAAGAAGGGCT